GCATCGGCGGCGGCGGATTTCAGCGCTAACAAGACAATCGTGCTGCCGGACCTGCGTGGCCGTGTTCTTACCGGCCTCGATGACATGGGCGCCGCGGCGGCTGGGCGCATTCTCAACAGCAACGTCACCTCGGGCGGCGGCGATACGCCGACCACGTCCGGTGCGACCGGCGGCGAGGCCAATCACGCCCTTACCACCGCAGAATTGGCTGCCCATTCGCATCCGATCACTGATCCCGGCCACGACCACCAGACATTCGGAGTCCTCGCGGGCGTCATGGCGGGCAGTGGCTCGGTAGCCGGATTGGCTGACATGCCCGGTACCAATGGCCTGACGAGCACCAATTCGACCGGCATCATAGCGACCGGGAACGCCGGCAGCGGCGCCGCGCACAACACCATGGCGCCGTTCTACCTCGGCAGCTTCTGGATGAAGTTGTGACATGGCCGACGATTTCGGCGCGCCCGGACAGATTGATCGATCCCGAATAGAGGACGAGTTGCGGCAGAAGCCGTGGCTACGCGAGCGCCTCAACCAGATGGTTCGCGGCGAGGTCGGCTCCAAGGCCAGCGACGAGGTCCGCCGTATCCAGATGGAAACGGCGATGAACCGCGCCCTGGCGCGGGGCCATTCGCTCGAACAGGCGCTGTGGGACACCGGCATGGCCGGCAGCCGCGGATACTATCCGCGCGCATCATTTACCCGCGGCGGCTACGACAAGGACACGTTCGGCGGCGATCTCGACGCCGTGCTCGCCGGCTCGAACTATGCCGGCAAGTACGGCAAGGGCTTGATCACCGGCAATGCATCGGCCGATGTCGCTCAGCATCAGTTCCAACGCGGCACACCCGGCTTCACGCTGCAGACTGGCAGCGGCCCGGAGTCATATTTCAGCGAGGGGCCGTTCGGGACAGGCTCGCCGTCCTCGCCACAGATTGCCGGCGCCACGCCATCGCAGGGCGACTATGCGACGCCGCTGGCGCGAGTGGCCCAGCAACCCGCGCAGCCGCCGAATGCCCCCCGAGAGCCGACCGGCTACGCAGCGCCGTTGGCGAACCTGCAGCGGCTCGGCCAGAGCCTGATGGCGGCGGGCCGCAAGCAATCGCAATTGCCAGATGTGCAGAGCGGCATGCCGAGTGCGATCTCCCAGTTCATCGTGTGATCCTGCTTCGCCCTCGCTTCGCCCTCGCTTCGCCAAGGCTACGCAAGGCTACGCAAGGCTTCGCAGGACTAGCAGAGGAGGTGACCGTGACTTGGTACGGCAATGATCCCGCAATCGAGTTTCGCGACATCGAGAGCCTGCGCCAGTACATCCGCAGCCTCAACTATTCGAACTGGCGGCCATCGAATTTTGCCATCCACAACACCGCATCGCCGACGCTCTATCAATGGTGGCACAGCGTGCCGCCGGCCGAGCGCATGGTGAACCTGCAGCACTATTACGAAAACGACATGGGATGGTCGTCAGGGCCGCATTTCTTCATCGACGGCAAGAGCTGGTGGTGCATGACGCCGCCGAACGTGCGCGGCGTCCATTCGCCGTCATGGAACGGGTACATGCTCGGCTTCGAATGCGTCGGCAACTACGCGACCGAAAGCGACGAGACCTCGAACCTTCCCGCCTATCCCGGCGGCGCTGACGTGATGAAGATGGCGCATGCGCTCTCGGGCGAGGTCTGTGCGTTTTTCGGCTGGGACCCCGGCAACCTCAAGTTTCATAAGGAGGACCCGGCGACCTCGCATGACTGTCCCGGCAAAAACATGGTCAAGTCGGAATTCATCGAGGATGTTCGGGAGTACATGGGCTCGGGCGGCGGCGACACCGACACACCGCCGGAGCCGCGGCCCGGCACCGTGTCGGGCCTCGCTGAGGGCGACACGCTCAACATCCGCGCCAGCTCCTCCTCGAGCGCGGCCATTATCGGCGAGTGCGAGAACGATGATGCCGTGACGGTCGTCAACGAAGCCTGGAACGGCAGCACGCACTGGCTGCGCATTCAGGTCGGGCAGGCCGAGGGCACCGGCGTCGCCATGTTCGGCTGGGTGTCGGCGGCCTATGTCACGGTAGGCGAAGCCGTGCCCCCAGAACCGGAGGAGCCTGACGAGCCCGGAGAGCCGACGCATCCCATTGTGGAGCCGCCGCCAACGGAGCAACCCGACAACCCTTTCGACGTACCCCTCGCCGACCGGCCCACGCTAAGCCGAGGCGACGAGGGAAATGACGTCCGTGACCTGCAGACGATGTTGAATTGGACGGAACTGGCACCCGGCCTTGTCGAGGATGGCGATTTCGGCGGCGCGACCGAAGACGCGGTGCTGGCCTATCAGGCCTCGCGCGGCTTGAGCTATGACGGCGTCTGTGGGCCACAGACTTGGGAGGCCCTCTACGAGCAGACGCCGGCGCTGCCGCCGCCGCCGCACGCGCTGACGCAGGCTGAGATCGCCGACATCTGCGAGATCGCCAATGCCAGCCCGATCCGCCACTACTCGTGGAAAAATCGAGGAACGGCGCCGCAGGGCTACACTCAAGGAATGGCGCTGGCTTTTGCTCAGACGGTCAAGAAACTCTTCCAGTCCCATCCCGCGGCGATCGACATGAGTAAGGCCCGGACCAACTCAGACAAGGACGCCCTTAATGTCTATCGATCTGACTTCGACTCTATGGGAATGTCCAATGAGCACTCAGGACTCGACACTCTGCGACATCTCTACGCACTTATGTTGGGATCCGGTATGCGTGAGTCGAGCGGCCGCCATTGTGAGGGACGAGACCAATCAGCCTCAAATACCACATCAGAAACTGCTGAGGCTGGTCTGTTTCAAACCTCTTGGAATGCTCATAGTTCAAGTGACCCTGAGTTCACCAACCTCATGGCCGAGTACTCCAGCTCAGCCAACAAGGCCACCTGCTATATCTCGCAGTTCGATGATGGCGTTACCTGTTCCTCCTCCGAGTGGTCATGTTACGGTAGTGGACAGGGATATCAGTTTCAGAAGCTTTGCAAGGAATGTCCTGCGTTCGCTGTGGAGACGCACGGCCTGACTTTGCGCAATCTTTGCAACCACTACGGCCCAATCATTCGCAAAGAAGTGGAACTTAAATCCGACGCCGAGCGGATGTTCCAGGCGGTCCAGGACTATATGGACGAGGACAAGCGCACGGCCAAAAGCGCTAAGCGACATCCGAAAGGAAAGACGAAGGTAGCGCGGCGATGATGGCACCCGGACCCGTCGAAGAGGCTGGCCAGACCGCACGCGGCATCATTGATGCGCTCAAGGCGCAGCCGGCGGTGCTCGCGCTGTCGCTTGCGCAGATCGCGATGCTGGTCTTCATGTTCTATGCGCTGTCCAAGGGGGCCGAGTTCCGCGACAGCATGATCAAGACACAGAACGAGTATCAGATACACGTCACTGAGTTGCTGTCGCGGTGCGTCGTCCCGGCGCTGCCGACGCTGTAGCCCTGCTTCGCTAAAGCTACGCAGGACAAGTCCTACGAAGCGCGCAGCGCGAAGTAGGATGTTCCCGGTATGTTTCACGTGAAACGCCCAGTTGGAACGACCAACTGAGTAGGTCCAAACGGTGAACATTGGCTTGGTTAACAAAGATTGACCGTCCGTAACCCATTGATTATATTGTGTCCGTTATAACCGTGCAGTATATCGCATCCCTAATATTTCAATAGGTTACGACCCGTTTTCGGACTTGTCGTTCCGGGGCCGTTCATTGACTGTTCCCGGCGATGTTCTGTCGAGAATATGGACCGCGGCGAGCGCGTTCTTCTGCTGCTCCGAAAATCGGCAGTAACGTGTAACCATTGGCGGCGACAACCCGACCATATCGCTGATCAGCGGAATGCTCACATTGAGCCTGCGGAGCCTCACCACGGCAGTTGCGCGCAGGCCATGTATGACCAGGCCCCTTGCCCTCAAGGGCGCAAGGGCGAGCTTCGTATTGCGTTCCCACAGCCATTGATCCGAGACCTGTTGCCTGGTCCACGGTGTGCCATCCCTTTTGAGCAGGATGAACCCGGGTCGCCGTTCCCAATAGGAGATAAAAATCTGCAGTGCCTTGGTGAACGGCACCCATATTTTCCGCCCGGTCTTTTGCTGCGTGACATTGATGCCGGGCCGTCCCTCAATCTCCTCGATGTCGGTCCATCGCATCTTCACAAGGTCGGACCCGCGCTGCCCGGTGTTGGCGGCCATGGTAATGACGCGGGAGATATGCGGCTGGGCGACCAGCTCGGCGAGCGCCACCTCCTCGTCGTCCCATGGGACATGACCGCCGGTCGAGCCCGGCGCCTCGGTCCCCAGCGTGATCGGGCGCGGTAGCAGATCGCGCACCAGCGCCCACTTCTCGAGCGACCGCAACGCCGTCTGGGCGCTCTTCTGCGCCGCCGGTCGATCGGCCAGACTGTCGAGGAAGGCCTGCACCAGCGCCGGCCGCATGTCCTCAGTCGGAATGAGGCCCAGGCTTTCCGGCAACTGGGCGATCTTGAGCCAGTGCCCGTACATGGTCCGCGTCATCGGCGCGAGGTCCGCAAACTTGGCTGACGCGGTGAACTGGCGGATGATATCGGCGAACGTTCCGCCAATTATCTTTCTGCGCGAGCGCCGCTCGGGTGCCATTGGTGATCCTCGCTATCAGCTCCGCATCGTCCTGCCGCGGATTGCGTTTCTTTCCAAGATGTTGCTCGACTTCGTTCCAGCACCACAATCGCTTGCCGCCCTGTCGCTTCGGCTTCGGGAAGATGCCCTGCTTCACCCATCGCTCGATCGTGTTCTTTCCGGCGCAGATATTGCGCGCCAGTGTCGTGAGGTCCTGAAAGGGTGGTAGCTCATTAGTTCTTTCCATCGTCTTGCTTCCTGCCTTCATTGCATGGCCTCATTGTAGCTTCTGCGGCCTTCTGATTTGATAGATCCCGTTTTCGTGAAAAATGGTCGCCTCGCCATTAGCGAGAAATTTCACTAGCGTAGCTATACAGATGTCCACTCGCTCGCCGTGTTGGCGCGCAAAATCAGTGCCGGTACCAAAAATCATTTGTGCCACCTGTTGCACTGTCAGGGTTTCCTCACCTTGCACCAGAACGTTCCGCTGCTTGCCATCCATGGAATTCCTCCACCAGTGTCCGCCATCTCTCACCTGCCGGTGTTCCGGCAACAAATTCGCTCCGCGATACCACCGCGCACCGCTCGCGCACCTTGCGCGTGGCATCATCATAATCAGCCGCGCCCAGGAAGCGCTGGAATATCGCGTCGCGACACAAGGCGCCCGCGTGCTGCGCCAAAGAGACCGTCGGCGGCGCCGTCGGCTGCTCCGGCTCGTCCTGCATGCGGGCGACGGCCACCGGCACCGGCCGCACGCCGGTCGGCCACCCGAATACACCGAGCACCTCTTCCGCCAGCTCGGCTGGCACCTCGACGGTCAAACGCACGGCCTTGTGGGCGCTCGCATTACGAACGTCCACCAGGGCTCCGCGTATGGCCGCGCGTTTCGTCATGTTCTCCTATTGTTTTCGAATGCACGCTTTGGAGAAGTCACGACGGTTGGAAAGCGTGCATTCAAGCGCGCCTTCAGGCGATCAACATCCTCTTGCATAAATCCGAAATCATCCCGTTCTTTTTTGCTGGTCGACAAATTCCACCACAGCAGATATTCAGCGCGATTGCCGGCATTATCGATGCACCCCTCGCACATCTTGATATACTCTTCCTTTGAGGTTTTTTCGATGATGACGCCGTCCTCATCGAAGTCCTGCGTAGCCTCTGGCGAAGCAGGATGATCCGGCGCTGTTTCGCGAACCGCTCTGATGAGGCCATCACCGTACCCGGCGCCATGAGCATCAATGGTCTGCTCGTTGTGTTCCTGGCCCTCCTCGAGGGTCGGTTCGCGCTCCTCGTCGTCGTCCCATATGACGAGGTTCGGATTGTCCGGCCGCCGTTCCGGAACCTTCTGTCCGGCAAACGATTTGCGCTCGAACTTAGCTGGTGTGGGGGCCGATTTATTGCGCGCTTCGCTCTCATCCGGAACATCGAACTCTTCCGGCGAATAGACGCCGAGCATCAACTCCGGAGCATGGCGCCGAGCCCAAACCCGGGAGCCGTGATACATAAGTTGCTGGTCTGGCTGAGTTTGCCAAACGCGATTGTTCGTTCTGACGTCCTGCAATCGCACGTCCACGGTTCGGCTATTGCCCTCACCACGAAATCGGCCGGATACGGTGATCGTGCGATTTCCGTTATCGCCATTGAATGTGAAGGACAGGCGATCCGCCAGATTGCCGCGTGCGTTGATGACAGCCGCGACAAGCTTGCCCGAATGCATCAATTTGCCCTGAATGACGCTACATTCCTGCGCCACGGCAAATGGGTCCATCTGCCAACGGATGGCTTGCTGGATAACCATCAGGCAATCAGCCGGCGATTTTTGCAAATCCTTCGGCACCAGCTTTGCGGTTGCCATCATCTCGGCGAGCTGCATGGCCTCGGTCATGTTGACGGGAACAAGGCCACACGTCGCGACGGACGACACGACAGGCATATTCATGACAGCACCATGCAGAAGACGAAGATGAACAGGACGACGAGGACGGACGCTGCCGCGTCAGTGAGGAGGCGCATCATCGCTCAGCTCCAATCGAAGGACGTTTTGCTGCAGCACCTTGATGAAGGTTTGCGACGTATCGCTGGTGAGAAGGCCGGATAGCACGATGCCCATCACGCCCGCGGCCTCGCCCTCGGACAGCCCACGATCCTCGAACCATTCGATCAGTGCGGTTGCTTCGGTTTTGAGTTTTTCCAACATGGTGTCCCTCAATTCAGTCGCTGGGGGATATCTGCAAGAGCAGAACCCGAGGTATCGGCCTTCTCGATGGCCGTGATCATGGTTTGCAGGCCGTCGATGCAATCGGCGAGGTCGTCTTTCGATACTGCGATGTGCCGATGCTCGTGGGCGTCGCTGAAGTAACCCTTGATGAGGTCCTCGACGATACTGCGCAGCATGTAGAGGTTGTGTTCAACCTTTATGCCTGCGGTGTTGTAGTCCGATGCCATTTTAAACCTCCCCTTCGCTGATTTTATTGAAAGCTTGCAATGCCGCCCTGACTTCCGGGCCGGCGCATTCAAGGCAATAACGATCGCGCGCCCATGGATTGCCGGATGTGTCGTCAGGCTCACCTTCGCAATACAGATCGCCCTTGTTGATTGGCTTGCGGCACGTGCCGCCGTTCGATTTACCGCGCCAATAGTGGCAGTGACCTGGTTTGCGCGCGCGCCGAATAAAATTTCCGGCAAGCCATCCCTCATTGACTTGAATTGTCACAGTCCTATCTCCTCTTCGCGCTCCACGTCGTAATCGAACTGCACGTCAGTCTTGGCCCGCTCCCGCTGGCGCATCTCCCAGCGCTCCCGGCTGTTCTTGCCGAGGAGCTTGGCGACTTCCTGCATCTGCTCGAAGTTGCCGCAGCGAAGCAGGCGATCGTGGACGAGGCCGAGGCGCTTGGCCTCGGCTGCGAAGGGTGATGGCGGAAGGACGCGGTTGCTCATGACGCCCTCAGAAATTCCAGCAAACCGCGTTGTAGCCATCGGCGATCTTGCGGGCTTCGGCCTTGCTAGCGACAGCGATGTTGGCGACGAAGTTTCCGCCGGTGTCGCGGGCGTCGCACATGCCGGCCAAAGATGGGCTGCGGGTGATCAAAACCGTCTTGCGTGGTTTGGTGGTGAAGTAGTGGGCGTACATGGCTTGGTCTCCGTTTGTGAGACCAACCATACAGACATTTTGTCTGTTCGTCAACGACAAAGCGTCTGCGTATCAGATTATTTTTGTTCCGAATTTGTTCTAGGAGGCGCGCTTTTTGACGGTGCTTCGCGGCCCGCACATCAGCATGACGATATCGATGTCAAGGACATCGCAGATATCGGTTATGACATCGGCCGGCACCTTGCGCGTCGGATCGCCTTCGTACTTTTCATAATCGGCCTTGGAAATGCCGATGAACTTCGCTGTCTTCGCCTGGCTCCAGCCCTTGGCTGAGCGGGCGGCGAGCATCATGGATTTCACCCTGGCGTAGAACGCCGATCGGGTCTCGCGACGGATTTCCTTGAGACTTTTGGCCATGTGCAACGGTATGGCCGCGGGGACGATTTGTCCGCCGCCATTTCGTCGTTGACGTTCAGACGGATTGTCTGTAACAAATGGGTCCATGATCTTAGATTGGAATGCTGTCAAGCGCACCGCCCAGGTCCTTGGCGTCAAGGACAAGGCGGTTGAAAAATGGCGCCAGCGAAATCGCGGGGTGCCGACGAAGTGGTGGCTGCCGCTGGTCGAGCGGTCGAACGGCAAGATTTCGTTTGATGACCTGAGGTCGTTCAACCGTCGGAGGCGTGAGCCGCCATGCGGTACGCTGTAGGTCTGAACATGAATGCGACCGGAACTGTCCGGCGTCATGCTGCGCAATTTCAAGCGTGCCTCCCTGACGGGAGGCAACGTACGGACACGGCGTCTGCCTGTCACGCAACCAACACACGCGACCGTTGTGTGAACGTATCGCTACGTGCGGTTTCGCGCACGGAACAGGGACACATGGAACCCGGCGGGCTGCCGATAGCGGGTTGTGCGACATGACAGTTTTGTGTGCGAATTCGCCCGACAATTCCACGGGTATTTTCCGCGAAAATAATTTCCGGGATCTGATCATCGCGGCCGGCCCGCGCTTCCGTCCCGGCGACAAGCTCAAGGCATTCTTCCGGATCGTGGCGGAGCGCACCGGCCTTTCGCTGCGCACGATCGAGGCGGCGTGGCTCGGCGAGCCGATCGCCGACAAAGCCATATGCAAACTGCAGGAGGCGGCGCGGCATGGCATCAGGGACGAGGCGATCGATCTCGCGTTCCAATTGGAAATCCTGGCCCAGCGCCTGCGTGCGCAGGATGAACCGGATTATCAGCCTCATGCTGCTGCGTGCGATGAGACAGCTCGCATCCTACGCCGCGTGGCTCGCGGCGCGGTCGGAAACGAATGACCGGGGGCGGTGATGCCGGGCGAGATCGAGCTTCCCGATCCTGCTTCGCCAGAGGCTACGCAGGACGTGCACTGCGAAGCCCTGCGAAGCTTTAGCGAAGCAGGGTGGTCCGACCTGCCCGCGAAAGCGCGGTGGCCGCGGTGGCGAACAACGCAGTTGCGCCAGTATGTGGCGCAGAAGCTCTCCGCCGGGCAAATCGCCCGCCTCATGGATTGCACCCGCAACGCCATCATCGGCAGGTGCTGGCGCCTGCGGCTGCAGCTTGCCGGCAGCAAGGGCCTTCGTGAGTTTGACCAGGAGTACAAACGCAAGCACCACCGCCCGCCGCCAGCGTCAGCCAAGCCCCTCTGGAAGCCGCGGCCTCGCCAAGCCCGTAAGAAGCCCGCTGGTGCGCCCGGCAGCCGGCCGGTGCCGATCATGCGGCTGACCGAAAAAACGTGCCGGTGGCCTTTGTGGGCGCAGGACGCGCCGTCTGTGCTGCGAATGTACTGCGGCGCCGATGTCGTCGATGGCCTGTCGTATTGCCCCCACCACGCCCGCCTTGCCTTCGTCAAACCATACTCACGACCGGGAGCACGATAGGTTGGCTGAATTCCCAATCCTGCCGGTCAACGTGTCGGCGCTGATTGCCGACACCACCCACATGAGCACCGAGGAATTCGGAGCCTATGTCAAAATCCTGTGCGCGCTTTGGTTGAACAATGGCAAGGTCAGGGAGTGCGACTTGCAAAAAATTTGTCAACTTTCTCGATATAAATTTTCGCAGGTTTGCGAAAATATTTTACGTCCCCTCACCGTGATAGACGGCATTGTTTCCCAGAAGCGTCTTGAAGATACAAGACTGAAAGTACGAGACAAAAGAGCAAAGGCGGCCAATTCTGCGGCGATCCGATGGAGGCGGCCGGGTGCATGCGATCGCAATGCGAATGGAGTGCCATCGCATGTCCGAACGGAATACGAACGCAATGCTATTAAAATAAGTAAGAAAGAAGAAGCTCTACATACTGACTCATCAGAGCGTACCGCACCGCAGCAAGGGGCCAGCGAGCAGGAGCCGGTGAAGCGGCCTGCGCAAATCTCACGTACCGAGTTCGAGGCGCTGATGCTGGGCAAGCGGAAGGCGGCGTCATGACGAAGCTTCAAGCATCATCCGAGTTGATGGCGATCCTGCAGCGTGACGCACGGCGGGGGTTCGGATGATGGGCGCGCGCTAATGGAGGTCGACATGGGTAAGCAGAGAAGGACCCATTACAGTCACGATGCCTTAACAAGGATCGAACGTTCGCGCGCATTCGATGATGTACTGATCGAGGCCATTCGCCGAGACCGCAGAGAGTGCGGCTTGCCGGAAGAGGACGTTCCCGTCTCGAGTTTAACCCACGATGAAATTTATAACGGAAGGAGGCGTGTACCATGACCCATCAATCTGATTTCTTTGGCGGCGATCCGGTGCAGGCCAAGGTGCCTGCCGCCGCGCGCGTGGTCGCTCAGGCGATTGAGAATATCGGGCATCCTGCGACGGAAGATGAAATCGTGCGGGAATGCCAACGGTTGAAGAACGCTGGCGTGCATGATTTTGATCTCGGCGCCCGCAGCAATCTGCGTAATCGCATTCAGCGCAATTGGCCGGAGTCTAAAATCTATCAGGAAACCTGGGGGCCGAAGGGATACGCTGCGATCTTCGTTCGTGTCCCGGGCTATCCGGCTCGATGGCGACTGGCTCCCGGCTTCAAGGCGAAAGAAGGTCCGTGATGTTGCGCCGGCGCACTAGTCACAGGAATTTTTTGGAGGCAGAGTCTGTACGCCTCCGGGGTCGTCTCACCGACCCCGGAGACTTGACACAGCGAACTGAGAGGCAGGTCGCAATGCCCAATCCCACGATAACCGAGTCTTCTTCAAACGTCACGCCTTTGCATGGCCGCATGTCGGCGGCCGAGTATGAGGCCGAGCGCACACGGTTGCGCGGCCTCTACGGCGACAACGACGTTGAGGCGCTCGCCAAGCGCGACCAAGCGTTGGCGATCCTGTTCGCCCGCAGTGGATGGACGCAGGAAGAATTGGCCACGAAGGAGGGCAAGTCGCGACAATGGATCGTCGTGCGCGTTCGTTTTGGGTCGTTTTTGAATTTTGCTACAGCTGTAGCAAAAACCGAAATACTACCAAAAAATCTTACGGAAGGCCGTTTCCGGTCGCTATGGGAGCAGACTGAGAAATCGCACAAGGATGAGATCAGGTTCCGGGACGTGCTCAAGTTGATGCAGTCAGGCAAAATTCTGGCTGAGCGCCGTCCTCTTATCGGCGAACAGATCGTCGAGAAATTTGCCGACGGCAAGTGGCACACCACCACTGAGATGGCGGAGGCACTCGACCTCGACGAGGAGCATGTCAAAGACACGCTCGCGCAGATGATCCGCCTTCGTGGCACCTATGGCTGCAAAGCTGAGCGCAAGAGCCCTGGATCGAAGAGTTTTCGCATCTTTAAAAAGAATAGAGAAATTCCGGCGACGGAATTACTCGAAAAGCTGACGCCCATCCTCAACGGGCTGAGAGCAGAAGGCAAACGGAGTCATGCCGCGGCCTCGCCCGCGACAGTTGCCCTCCTTGCCGGACAGCTTCAAAAGCTCCTCGATGAATGGACGCAGTGAGCGGCTGGCCTAAGCGCATTGGGCCGGTCGTCTTATTCTGTGCAAATGCGCGGAGTACAGCGCTATGGAAAGCGCCTTTCATTTGGTAGACGTCAAAGTGCAGGACCTCACCCCGGCGATCGTGAAAGAGTATCGCGGGATACCGGGCAGTGCGACTGAGCGGGAGATCAACGAGGCTCACGTCAAGAAACTACGTGAGCGCGCCGAGGGTGGTCGCAGTGTGGTATATCACTGGGCCACAGCCGAGGTGAAAGACAAGCCCGGACAGTTGATCCGGATCAATGGGCAACACTCCTCGGAGATGTTGTCCCAACTCGACGGCACTATGCCGTCGAACCTCAAGGTGGTGCGCGAGCATTACCTGTGTCAGGACCGCGATGCGGTCGCACTGTTGTTTCAGCAGTTCGACGCACGGTTCTCTACCCGCAGCACTGCGGACATTGCTGGCGTCTATCAGGGTATTCAGTCGGCCCTGAAGGATGTTCCCAAGCCCTACGCCAAGCTTGCGATCGATGGCTTCACATGGTTCGCACGCTACGTAGGAAAGACCCCGGTTCCGATCGGGGATGAGGCTTATGGATTGATGGCGCGGGAGGAGTTGCACCCGTTCATCATCTGGCTTGGGCAAACACTCACCAGCAAGACACGCGAGTTGCAGCCGCGTGGCGTGATTGGTGCAATGTACGGCACCTTCGAGGCATCGTCCTCCAAAGCCCGGGAATTCTGGGAGCAAGTCTCTCGTGGCGGTGATCCGGATGATGAAGATTGTCCGGCAACCCGCATCGATAAGTGGCTCCGGGAAATCTACGAGGGGCGCCTGGAGATCGACAAGCTTGGTGCGGGCAACTACTTCCAAGCCTGCATCAATGCCTGGAATGCCCACATCGATGGCAAGTCGCTCTCGACCGTCCGTTATGAGGTGAAGAAAAACTTCGCTCCCATTCGGGACTGATGGAAATCGGCCGGGGCGCAAATGCCCCGGCTACACAAATGGGTGACAATGACCCGCCAGTGGCACGCCATCCGAATTCGCCCCGGCGCTGAGGGCAAGGCTCATATTGGCCTGTGTAGTTTTGGGTGGTGTCCATTTCTACCGGTCGAGACCGTTCCGAGGTGGCTCGGTCACCGCACCAAGCGCATCCTCGGCTGGCGTCCGTTGATCCCAGGATACCTGTTTGTGCATATCGATCCTGCGCGCGAACACTTGTCGCAGCTTCATGACATCGAAGGTGTCATCGGCATCTTGCGCGTTGACGGGCGCTTGTCGCCAATCGCCCCCGAATGCATCGAGGCGCTTCAGGTTGCGGTGAGGCACGGCATGTTTGACCGGAGTCGCGGGATATACAGGCCGTTCACGACCGGCGATCTGGTTCGTGTCCAAAACGGGCCGTTCGGTAAAATGCTAGCCAAGATCAAATCAGCCCGGCCGCATCGGCGGCTCGAACTGGTCGGCGATTTTCCGTTTCGGCTCACCGTCGATGCCGGGCAGCTTGAGAAAATCAGCGCTTGACACAATGGATCGTCTCAGTGCATTACGCTCGCAACCATCTCTTGTGGTCCTGCCGTTCGGGGGAGCAAAGATGGCCGTGGGCGCGACCAGGCCCACCGTGGGGCTTGCAGGCGCGCCGGCACAGCACGCCTCGCCCCGGCTTTAGATTTGCCTCCTGCTCCGCGCTGCGCGCTACGCAGGATAAATCCTGAAAGGATCATTCCCATGCCGCTCAGCGCACGTTCGCTGCACGCTTCCGGCCGCATCAGCGACAAGCAAATGGCCAAGCTCGAGGTGCTCCGCGGCACCAAGGCGCAGAAATCAAAAATGGCGCCGTTCCATTCCCGTCGCAAAGACGAGGGCCACACCCGCAACAAGGGCGTCCCGGAAATGTGCGACGACCAGATCAACCACAAATCCGTGCAGGACAGCGGCGGCACCTACGGCCACGGCGGCAAATATGGCCCACCCTCCAAGGGCGGCCGCGCCGGCCCCGAAGGCCAATTCAAGCGCCGCGAGATCGACACCGGCGAATTCGAGCGCCCGAAATTCCCGAAGGGCGGCGATGTCAAGGCCAGCAATCCTAAGACTGGAAACACCCGCATGAAAGGCCGCATCCCTGCGCAGGGCGGCCAGTACGGCGGCGGCGGATGTAATACGCAATGACGCTGAGATGGCCAAAGCCTCGAAAGCGACCGCCAATTATCGCCGGGGCAACCTCCATCGCCATTGCGCAATCTGCACGATGTTCCGCCCGCCGTACGGCTGCATCTCGGTCGAAGGCAAAATCCAGCCCGAAGACCTCTGCGATTACTTCAAGCGGAACCCGGACATGCCAAGCAAATCCCAATCCCAAGCGCGTCTGATGGCGGCGGCAGCTCACACACCAGGCGGCTACGGTGGCGTGCCGCAATCGGTGGGGAAAGAATTTAACAAGGCGGACACCGGCAAAAAACGCAGCAAATTGCCCGAGCACGTCGGCAAGCTGCGTAAACGCGGGCTTATCAGCGATAAGCAGGCGGATCGAATGGGAGAGCGCTGAATAATCAGATACCATCAACGGAAATTAGCGGATGCCAATCAAAAAAGGCCAAATTCTCAATCCGACCGGCAAGAACGGCAGCAGCCGGCTTGACCAGATGGTCATTTACGACCTGCGCCAGGCCGCGCGCCGGAATACCCCGGAGGCATTTCAGTTCATCGTCGCCACCATGCGCAACGAGGATGCGGATGATCGCGTTCGTCTTGCCGCCGCCGAGATCATCCTCGAGCGCGCCTATGGCAAGCCGCAGCAACAGGCCCAGATCGACGTGCAGCATCGTTTCGTCGTCGCGCCGAACACGATGGAACTTGAGCAATGGCTTGCCAACAAGGGCCAGCCGACGCCGATGTTGCCGCCGCCGGATGATGATGGAAAGCCGAACTGATGTGGCCCGACGAGATGCACCACGTCACGCATACGCCGCGCATAGATTTGCGGCCGTGGACATTCTTATGCATTACCGCTCGTCGTCGCCTCAAGAGCATTAGCAACGACAATCTAGGCAAGATCATCGGCGATGTTGCGACCGATGTCATACAGTCGGTCTTCGATGAAGACCCGCCGCAGCTGAACTTCGGTATTGAGTGGGGGGATGATGAAGATGGGCACGGCGGTCCCGCGCCGGCTGATGCCGCCACGATGTATGTGAGACTGCCATTGGGGCCGTCCGACGACGGATGCGTTTATGCCGTTTCGCTCGAGGGCGCCGTTGATCATGTCATCGAATTGTATGAGGACATTGAAGGGAAGGTAACCGACCCGAAGGGCCAGGAGGTGTGCCGCAAGATTGCCACTCGCCTGCGGGTGCTGGCTGCAAAGCTCGATGCCGCGGGGAGCTGATGCTTGAATGACCATCCGCTCAGACAGCGACATCGATCTCATTGCGCGGTTTCGCCACCTCTCCGGCAAGCGGGCGCTGGGCGGTTTTGAGTCGCTGCTTGTTTCCGACTTTGACGATCCACACCCAGAGGAACTGCGGTTTCACTTCGAGCGCCATGACACGGTCGGCGGCCACATCTTAACCGAAGCGCATTTGCCCTCGGCATCGGAACCGGACAACTGGCGAATAAGGCGATCAGAGAAGCTGGTTCCGATGTGGTGGGACCGGGAAGCTGATCCCGATAACGATATGCTGGTGATCGAGGATCGTTCGCGGCCATCTGATCGGTTCTACTACCCGCGATCGTGGCCGGGCATATTCAAGGAAGGCCCGCGTGAACGGTTTGAGCGTGAGCGGCACGAACGAATAGAAGCGGAGAACAAGGCGAGACGCGAGGCAGCGGCAAGGCGAGCGGCGCAAAAAGCCATCAATGAAATGGAGCGCCAGGCCTGGGCAGAGGCACAGGAGGCGGAGCGCCGGGAAAGGCGCAAGGCGTATGTGCAGGAGATGCAGCGTCTGGCGGCGCACCCTGCTTCGCTAAAAGCTACGCAGGGCGTATTGCCCAAGACAGCGGACTACGAGGATTTCCGGGCATGGCTGGAGCACATGAACGCCATCGATATCACCGTGACGCGAGCCGACTACGATGCCCTTCGGCGGTGAGGCGTCGCCACGGCCTTTAGAAGGCCGCTGATGCGTTAAATCTCGGGCAGGTAGGTAGAGGCCGTCCACCTACCTGCCCGCCATGGTCCCGCAACTTAGGGCGCGCGGGCATGGGAACAGTGCTGGTGATGAGGTTGTCATTATCTGGCGTCATCGCCATCGCCAGCATTGGCTTCCTCAATTGCATCGGCGAAATAATGAAGCAGATCTGGGATATCGCGCGGTTCGATCGCGGTCGTTTTGACGGAAACGCCAGATCCTTTGTTGCCGTTGAGAATGATCACGATCGCCGTGGCGGCGTTGGCGGCCTCATGTGCATAGGCCGCAAGATCATCGTATTTGCCAGGTCCTTCATCCCTTCTCATGGCGCCTCACCATCGTCATCCATCCCGTCGGTTGTCATCGTCCGGCGTCTCCGGATCGTCGTGCAGTTCGATGCGATGCAGCACGTAGAGCATGGTCTTCTTCAGACCGGCGATCTCGCGTTTGAGATGGTCAATGCGACGTTCCAATGTTTTCACGCGCTTGCTCACGATCTCGCTCATGGCGCATTCTCAATTCAATCAGTTCAGCTTGTAGACTGTGGACCTGCTGCAGTAATTCAGCAGTTGTCTTGGCGAGTATCTCGTTCTCGTGGCGTAGCCTGCGGATGGTGTTCTCGTTCTCGCGCCGATGCCGTCTGACAATGTTGCTCACAATTAGCGCCTCCACTTGGTTTGCGGCCATGGCCGCGGGCTGATCTCCTGCAACCGCACCAGCGATGTCAGGATGTCTGCCTGCCACTCGGGAACAGGCGTGTCGCCGCGCGCATAGTGGTATGATTGCCGGCATGAAATACCCAACATCTCGGAGCCGCTCGACGGCGTGTAGCCGAGTGTTGCAAGCGCCTCCACGTATTGGCGCGCTGTCATTTTTGGGAACTTCACTTTAGGCAATGATTTCGCGCGAGGTGCGCGCTGCTGCATGCGGCACTCCATTCACGGAACTTGCGGTGACAGAATTTGGCTGTCGTCGGCACACGATAAGCCTGTGACACTATGACCATGCGATGACTACTGTCAATGACTGAGATTAATAACAGCGATTAAATTTACGTCACGGATATATCAGCTTGTAACCAACGGAGAGCAACGATGTCAGACGCACCCGATGTCGCCGCCCGGCTTGCGGCCGTGACGCAGCACCTTTCATCGCAACAGTTTCACAACGGACCGATCACGCCATGGGTGCTCAGCGAGTTGCTGGCCATCCGCGAGGCGATGAATGCGCCGCCGCCGCCGCAGAACGGAGGCAAGGCCGACGCGCCGAAGCACAAAAGTCACGGCTGATAATTGGTGGCAGCTGTTCTGGGGCACCCGGTAAATGCTCGATCGCACGATATGGCGCGCGCTCGATGGACCGCAGACGGCGCTGATCACGTCGCCGGTGTTCGAGGTGTTCTATGGCGGGGCGAGGGGCGGCGGCAAAACGGACGGCGTCCTCGGTGAATTCGTCGTGCATGCGCAGAACTACGGCCAGCATGCCATCGGCATCATGTTCCGCCGCGAGCGCACCCAGCTCATCGAGGCGATCGAGCGCAGCCGCGCCATCTACGGACCGTGCGGTGCCGTCTATCAGGAGCAGGACAAGCACTGGCGATTTCCGAATGGCGCACGCCTGCGGTTCGGCTATCTCGAGCGCGACGCCGACGCCGAGAGCTGGCAGGGACACAGCTACACGCGGGTTTACGTCGAGGAGATTGGCAACTTCCCGCAGGAAGGGCCGGTGCTCAAGCTGATGGCCACGCTGCGCAGCGGGAATGGCGTGCCGGTCGGGTTCCGCGCCACCGGCAACCCTGGCGGTCCCGGGCATTTGTGGGTCAAACGACGCTATATCGATCCAGCGCCGATGGGCTGGAAAGTGATCCGCGACGAAACATCTGACCTGCCGCGCATATACATACCCTCCCGGGTATCCGACAATTATTACTTGGGCGCTGACTATATCCAGCGCCTGCGCGCGAGCGGCTCGCCCGAGCTTGTGCGTGCCTGGCTCGAGGGCGACTGGAACGCCATCGAGGGCGCGTTTTTCTCGGAATGGAGCGAACGCAACATCGTGGCGCCGTTCGCGGTGCCGCGCGACTGGATACGGTTTCGGTCTGGCGACTGGGGTTCCGCTAGCCCATTCAGCATTGGCTGGTGGGCAGTGGTTCAGGACGATCACAGTTGCCCAGACGGCGCCGTGCTGCCACGAGGAGCCCTCCTACGGTATCGCGAGTGGTACGGCGCCGAAAATCCTGCCGCGGGGGCCAAGGGCCTCAAGCTTACCGCCGAGCAGGTCGGCGACGGTATTGCCCGGCGAGAGGCGGACGATCCCAAGCTTGCCTATGGCGTGATGGACCCGAGCGCATTCAAGGAGGATGGTGGGCCGTCAATCATGGAGCGGCTGAATGGCAGGATTATCGCGAAGGGAATGGCTGCGTTCCGTCCGGCGGACAATATGCGAGTTGCAGCAAGCGGAAGCCATGATCGCAGAGGGCCGATGTCAGGCTGGGATGCGATGCGCGCTCGCATCCGCGGTCAGGCTTCTCGGCCAATGGTCTTTTGCTTCGACACATGTATTGCCTCGATCCGGACCATCCCCGTCCTCCAGCACGACCCGGACCGCGCCGAGGACCTCGACACCGAAAGCGAGGACCACGCGGCGGACGACTGGCGCTACGCCTGCAGTTCGCGGCCCTGGCGCCGCCACGTAAAGCCGGCCGATCCCGCGCAGGAAGCCTATCGCGTGCCCGGCGACCACATGGATGGCGTGCAGTCGAGCGTGAAGCTGCTATGAAGAGTTACGTCGACCTGCTGTGCCTGTTCATCTTGCGCGAACGTGCGCGCGGGACCGAGTTTTCACGAAGCATTGCATATCTCAAAGAGGTCATCGCCAAGGAAGACGAGCGAAAGGCCAATAAGGACGCCGAGCGATGGCCCGATGAGGAGCATTGCTGGTGATCCTGCTTCGCGCTTCGCGCTACGCAGGACAGGTCCTGCATAAATCCAGACTATATCCTGCGAAGCCTTACGTAGCCTTGGCGAAGTAAGGGCGAAGCAGGGAGCGAAGTAGGAAGCCTTGGCGAAGCAGGGCGCGTCCTGCGTAGCTTCAGCGAAGCAGGGAGGTGACCAATGGCAACGCTGTACGTGACTGAATTGCCGGCGAGTGCGGCGGCTGCCCTGCAAGTTACCGTGGTGCCGCCGATCGCCGAGCAGACCGTCACTATTGGCGGCTCGTCAACGGCGTCGAATGCATTCAACGCCAGCACGGGCCTCATCCGCGTGCATGCTGACAGCATTTGCTCGGTGGCATTCGGCACCGCGCCCACGGCTGCCGCCACCAACATGCGCTTTGCGGCAGGGCAAACGGAGTATTTTCTTGTCAGGCCCGGCCAGAAGATTGCCGTCATCACCAACACGTAAATCCTGCGAAGCTTCAGCGAAGCAGGGAGGCGCGACTGATGTCGGTACGGTTCGGCAGGCTCGGAAGCATGGGGCTTGGCCGGGTTCTTACGCCCGGCGGACCGCCTGCTCCGCCGCAGTTGACCGGCGGCGTCAATCCCAACATCTATGCCGACTTCGTCAACAACAGCTACCTCGGCGGCGGCGCCTCGCAATCGACCTTTGCGGCATGGCTGACCGCGGTCGGCGGCACCTACAGTCGGGCCTCATCGGCGACCTACATCGATGGTGGTGTCGTCAAGACCGCTGCGTCGGGGGTGGCACGGATATTCGGGCAAGGAATCAGGCTGACAGGTGCAGCGACCAATCAGATTACGCAATCTAATAACCTTCTTGATGCTACATGGGGAACGTACACACCTGCGCCTGTGCAGAATGTTACAGGGCCTGATGGGATAGCGAACAGCGGTTGGACGCACTCTTCGAGTGCCGCTCCAGATTCAACCAATGGGCTGTCACATGCTGTTGCTGGTAATACGACTGGGTCACCGCAAACAGTATCGGCGTTCTTTAAGCAGGGTACTTCACCGTTATTCTATTTTGGTATGTATGATATTTCAGTTGGATGGATAGTGCTTTATCAGTTCACTTGGTCTAGCGGCGTCCCAGTTGGGGGTCTTGGGGGCGGTTCAGGTAGCTACACGACGACTGCTTTGGCCAATGGATGGTGGCTCATATCCATAACAGGCACTGCGGCAGCGGCCGGTCATGGAATGAGTATCAATTTCTATCCAGAGTTAACTAGCACAGGGAACACTGGTAAATCGACGCTATGTTATGGCTTTCACGTTACCAATACAGCTTTTCTGTGCGACTACATCCCCACCACGACCGCGACCGTGACCCAGGCTGCGGACAGTCTGAGCTTCCCGTATACGCAGACCACGTTCAGTGCGCTGGTGAATACGATCGATCAGGCAAATTCGCCAAACGCCAGATTAATTGGATCGGATTTGCCAGATACCGCTGTATACATAAACAATTTTGCCACTGCACAGTCAGGCACATTCAACGGCACCAGTGTCATATCCTCGGCGGCATCTGCATCATCATACGCTTCTCTGCACAAAGCGATGTCTGCCGGGTCGCCTGCCAGTAGAAACATTGTCTTGGATGGTGGTGCAGTTACTTCTGCTGCCACTGCATTCGTGAGCGCCAGCCCTGTCCACATAGATGTGGGGCAGCAAGGTGGTGGGTCTAATTATGCTTATGGCAACTTCCAGCAACTGGCCCTGTGGAACGGCGTCGTCGCCTCAGCGACGGATATGCAGAGGCTCACGACCTAGGTGACCACATGAGCTTTGAGATCAAATGTGCGCTGTGCGGCAAGCGGGGTAGGCGGCTACGAAAGACGGCTAAATATTGCTCGCCCCAATGCAGGATCATCGCGGCAAAGCGGGCCGACAAGGCGAGGAAACGGGTTAAACGGCTTGAGGCTCAAAATGATGGACTATCTGTTTACGTGGGCAAATGAGACCGCGGCACGTAGTGATCCTGTTGTTGGGCCGTTTTTCGTCGATAGCCAAACTGGCGGGACATGGCGCTCGGATGTCACCATCCCCAACATCTTCCTATGGAACGATCTCTACGACACTGTTGAGATAGTGACGGGCCCTGATGGCGAGGAGCATGAGGTGATCGTGCACCATCCGTTCGACTTCGAGTGGCGGGTGCTGGTCTGGGTCCCCGCGCCGCGCGACGACATGGCTACCCATACCAACATCCAATGCATCGGAAATCGTGAGACGCAGGAAGTGTTGTGGGGATACTACCCGCCCGAAACCAATGCCCATCTGCATTGGCAGCCGATATTCCATGGCACCGAGTACATCCTTGGCGCCCCCGTGGGCGTGATACGTCGAGGTCGACAATGAGCAGCAGCCGCAAGCGGCGCTTAACGCGCCTGGAAGCCACCGCCGCGGAAATCGCGGAGATGATGCGCAGTCAGGCGCCCATCACCCAGGCCGACATCCCGCCGCACATGAACGTCTATGCGACGATGGAAGCGGCGTGGCAGGACCTTATCGAGCGGGCATTTCATCGCAAGCTCAATGACGAGCTGATGGGGGATGGCAAGTTCATCTTCTATCACGGCGTTCAGGCTGCAGTGAACTTGTGCATTTTCTGCATAGCGCAACAACATGCCGAGGCAGCAATCGACCAGATCGTCAGCGAGATCATCGCCTATGAGGACGAGGCCGTTCGCCTAATGAAGGAACGCCTGGCGGTGCTCGATGACGAGCCGCCGGTGGCCACGGTGAATTAGCCCAGGAACGCTTTGACCAGAAGGCTGGCGACGCCGCCGATCAGCAGAGCCAACATCCATTGCATGAGTGTGATCCGGCCATCGATGCGCATCAGTGGGTCGTCAGCTTCAGTGTCGCTCATCCGATTACGGTAGCATAGCAAATGCGAGAAGTCATCTTCCGCGGCCGGGGTCTGCAGTATTGGGACGCCCGCACCAAGCGCAAGTTCAGGCAGCCGTGCAAGGTGGACGATCCGCAGATCGTGGCGTCGCTGGTCAGCGTATTCGAGCAGATACCGCGCGTTAAGGAAGAACTTGATCGCCCCCGCCCCTGACAGCGTCAAGATCATGCGCGTCATCGACGCCATGACGCCATCCATGCGGGCGCTCGTCCACGAATACGGCTTTACCATCGTCCACGCCATGCGCGCGGATGGCTACACCAACGCCCAAACGCTGCGGCCCATCCTCGAAACCCGCCGTAAGCGAATGCAGCAAGAGCGACTAGATGCCCCAGCCCCAATTCGGCGTGCGCCAGCCAGCGCCGCGCCTCAATCTGCGCGGCCATCTGCGCGGTGACGCGCCGAACTTCCGCGCCGAAATCTCACCCGACGAAAGCGACTGGGATGGCGACGAAAGTGGCTTCCTGCCGGTCTCCCGTCTGCGCGAGAAATACATCGGCTATCTCACCGTCAAGGTGCAGGAATACGAGGAGCAGAAGCTATCCCGCCACTACTACCATGGCAGCCAGTATACGCCGGAAGAAATCCGCATCCTGCGCGAGCGCCGGCAGCCGATCATCACGTTCAACGAGGTGGCGCCGAAGGTCAATCAAGTCGTTTGGGTGAGCCAGCGCTTCCGTGCCGATCCCAAGGCTTACCCACGCTCGCCGGCGCATATGCAGGGCGCTGAGATTGCCACCCAGTGCGTCCGGGCGGTGCTCGATGGCTGCGAGTGGCCATTCCTCGACGGCTATTGCACCGGCCAGGCCGCCATCGAAGGCATCGCCGGCATCGAGCTGAAGCTTGTCCAAGGCGACCACGGCGACCCGGACATCAGCGCGGACTTCATCTTCGGCGACGATTTCTTCTATGACCCGACGAGCTTCAAGCCGGATTTCAGCGACGCCCGGTTCAAGGGCATCTGCAAGTGGGTGCATGAGGAAACCGCCATCGAGCTGTTCCCTGACAAGGAGGACGAGCTGCGCTCGTTGATGGTGGAAACCGGGTTCGACCTCACGACGCATGCGGACAGAGAATTTAAATGGGTTTATGCAAATGAACATAGAGTTAGATTAGTCGAGCATTGGTACAAAAATAGAGGGCGTTGGCACTGGGCGTTTTACGTCAGCAACCTCCTCCTCGATCAAGGCATATCTCCGTTCTTCGACGAGAAGGGCCGCTCCACCGATCGCTTCATCATGTTCTCGGCGGAGGTCGATCACGACGGCGACCGCTACGGCTTCAACCGCAATTTCAAGGGTCCGCAGGACGAGGTCAACCAACGCCGCTCGAAAGCCTTGCACATCAGCAACACCAATCGCCTCACCCTCGAGAAGGGCGCCGTGGACGATGTCGAGACCACCCGGCGCGAGGCGGCGCGGCCCGATGGCGTCATCGAGTATAACAAGGGTTTCGAGCCGCCCGGCGAAAAGCAGAAGCAGGAGGACCTCTCGGCCCATCTCGCGCTGATGCAGGACGCTCGCAACAAGATCGTCGGTTTTGCCAATATCATGCCCGACCGCGTCACCGCAGCGGAGCAGGGCGAGCATTCCGGCGTCGCCATCGATCGCCTGCAGAAGGCAGCCAGCGCCGATATCGGCACGTTCCTGCGCAACTACAAAAACTGGAAGCAGCGCGTCTACCGTGCCGTCTGGTCGGCCATCAAGCACAACTGGACCGCTGAGCGCTATATCCGGGTCAACACCGGCGACCAGCAATTGATCCAGTTCCTGCAGCTCAACAAGCTCACCCTGAACCAGTGGGGACAGCCGGTCATCGAGAATTACGTCGGCTCGATCGACGTCGACATCGTCATGGACGAAGGCCCCGACACTGCGAACCTGATGCAGGATGCCTATGAGCTAATCAAGGACGACCCCACCATTCCGTGGCCGATCAAGGTCGAGTTCATGCCGATGCCGGCGAGCTATAAGCAGACGTTGCTGCAGAAGATACAGCAGCAGTCGCAGCAGCCCGATCCCAAGATGCAGGCCGAGCAGATCAAGGCCCAGGTCGCCCAGCAGAAGGGCCAGGCGGATATCCAGAAGGCGCAGGTCGCGGCCGACGCCGAGAAGTTCAACGCCCAGCAGGACGCCCTGGCGCGTCAGCAGGACCAGCAGCGCGCCCGCGAGCAGCATCAGAGCGACATGCAGATCGAGCAAATGCGTATGCAGGCCGAGATTGCAAAAATCCGCATGGAAATGACGCAGGCGGCGCAGCAGCATCAGTTCGACATGGCGGAACTGCACGCCCAGCATCAGACGCGCCAGGCCGATCATGAGATGAAGCGCAAAGAGATCGCGATGCGGCCGAAGCAAAAAGCGCAGGGTGCATAATGTACGCATACCCCACGCTGCTGCCGCAGGTTTCCAATCGCGAGGACCTGCTGCAGACGATCCAGATATTCGACGGCGATACAGGCGATCCGGTAAAGTTGGACGGCTGCACCACGGCGTCCGGTGCACCGTTCACCGGCAACGCCTGGACCGTCACCGATGGCGCGATCGTCACCACGTCCTCGACCGTTCTCATGATCCCGGTGTTTCCGATCGCATCGAATGCGCAAGGGGCGCTGCAACTCACCGTCGGCGTCAACCTCTCGATCGTCCCCGGCGATCCCGTCACCATCGCCGACACGCCGACCGGCCAGAACTTCATGACCGGATACGTCATCGCCTACAATCCTGGAAACGGCCTTCTGGTCTGCCAGATCGGCATAATCTTCCGCTTTGAAATCCGCCGCCTCGGCCCGAACTGCCGGTCGACCGGCGACGCCTATGTGCCGTGGTATGACCTCGGAACGCAGGGGATGGAAACCCCACTGCTCACTGCCATGCTCGGTACGGGCATCAGCATCCTCGACATTGGCGTCGTCCAGGTGCGCATACCGGCGGTCATGTTCCAGAAGCTCTTCGGCGGCACCTATGCGGCGGCGCTGGTGTTCTCCGATAGCGTCGACACCCGCCAGGTCTATATCGGCTCGCTGCCGGTCATTCCCGGCCAGCTTTCGCCCGTGCCGCTCGCAGCAAATCCGGGTCCGCTATGGAACTGAAACAGGCGATTGCGGTCACGACCTTCCTGGCGATGCTGCTGGTGGTGGTGACGATCGTTACCGCCCAGCAGATGACCTCGACCGTCAATCCCAACGTGCCGGTGCCCAATACGCCGGTCGAGCAGTCAGGGCCGCTGTTCCGCTCGAACTTCCAGGCCGTCATCAACGACATCAACGAACTGTTCCGGCGAACCGGCTCGAGCCCCCGCATCCGGCTCGCCGCCCAACTCGATCTTTATTCGAACTTTGCTGCCGGCAACGACGGCAACGACTGCCTGACGATAGCGACGCCCTGCAAGACGGCGCAGCATGCCTTTGACAAGGTCGTGCTCGGCTATGACACTGCCGGCTGGAACGTCAACATCCATCTCGCCAGTAACGACAGCACATGCCTCGTGGTCAACACGGGCTGGGTGGGCGGCGGACAGATTGCCATTCTCGGCCCGGTGCCGACGGGGCAGCCGACCGTCGGGTTTGTCGGCTGTGTCGGCAACGGTGTCGCCGTCGATACCGCGCTGCCCGCCAACTTGAACCTGTTCAATCTGGTGGTGTCCTCATCGGGCGCGGGCGCCGCCAGTGTTCTCAATATCGGCACCGGCAACCTGGTACTCGCCAACGTCGCCTTCGGCGCTTTCGGCAGCGACCATATTTCTGTGCTCGGGACCGGCGCCAGGATTTCATGCCTGCAGCCGACCACGCTCACGTTCACCGCAGGCGGCGTAGGATCGCCGGCAGCCGGCGTCGTGGCCTCGGCGGACAGCGGCGGCAGCTTTGTTTGTCTGAGCAGCACGTTCGTTTTCCCGACATCGCAGAACTACGGCGCCCTCATGGGCTCGTTCAACGTGGCGACGATGCTGCTGACATCGAGCAAGTACTGCTCGGACTACGCCGGCACCAAGTGCGCCATCAATGACCTCAACGGCGTGAACGGCGGGGCCCCGACGATCCGTGGCTTCAAGTTCTACATCTCGACCAATGCCGCTCTCGCCACCAACACCGGGAATGTCAATGTCCTTCCGGGCGATACCGCAGGGATCATTGCTTCGGGCGGCCAGTACAACTAGGACTCGTCATGCAAAAGCTCATTCTTTTGCTGTGGTTGCTGCTGGCGGGCCAGGCGTTTGCCCAGCAGAGCATCACGACGAGCTACTGGCAGCTCGGCGACACCACTCCGTTGACCACGGTGTGGGATACATTTGCCGGACAGACCGTTGCCACGACCACGCCCGCCTATCTCGCCTGGCTTCGCACCCAGGCGGCGACGGGCGGTCCCACCGCCGTGCCGATCTGCGGCGTCAACAACAATGCTGGCGCCATTCAGATCAAGGTCTGCACTCCCGTGCTGATCGGCGGTTGGTTCAACGGCCAGATCAAGACGGTGCTCGATGTTCTCGGCGCCACGGCGGCAAACGGCACATGGACAATTCGGGTCGATGATTTCGCCAACGGGCTGGTGACGCTGCTCACCTCGACCTACGGTGCGGCATGGACGAGCGGCGGCCTGATTGGCTCCGCGCCCGTGATCGACACCAAGCGCAACTTGATGGCTCAGATCAACAAATATAACCAATATCAGTATTATACCGGACAGACTTTCGCGCCCGCTCCGCCAATTCCGCTTTCCGGCGCGCTGGTATCCCTCGTCAATCCGATTGCGCCCGCCTATCAGGTGCAGATGTCCGGCGGCGAGATCGTTTTGCCGCAAGCCAATGTTCCCGGCAGCCCACCGATCGGCATGCCGATCATGTTTCAGAACACCAGTATGGCGTTCGCGATTTACGCGGTCGACGGCACGACCATACTCGCCAATGTGACCAGCAATCATCACGCCCTGGTGATGCTGCAGGACAATCCCAACAAGAACGGCAACTGGACCGTCATCACTTCGACGCCGTGACTGATCCTGTTCCGCCGAGGACGCCATGACGCTTCCCGCCACCATTCGCGTTAATACCATGCTGCCGTTCCCGTCTCTGGTGACGGGAAACGGCCCGATCGCGATCTCGAAAAAAAACGGCATATGGGGCGTCGGCTTCACCATCGACGCATTCGCCGAGCAAATACCGCCGCCTCCGAAATGGAACGCCGATTTCATTCTGGTCTGGGACCATGCCGCCGGCGTTTACTTCAAGATGTCGATCGCCGACCTCGCCTCGATACTGGTCCCCACGGCCTCCGGGTCGCGCACGCAGCGGTTCGTCACCAGCGGCCCGATCGTCGTCGCCTCGACCGACTCAATCATTACTTGCGCCATCCCGGGCGCGGCGGCTTGCACGTTGCCCGCTGCCGCCGGGCGGGTCGGGGCGCCCCTGACCTTCAAGGACCTGGGACAGGCGACAGCCCACAACATCACGCTGACGCCTGCATCGAGCGAAACCATCGACGGCATGGCCAACTACGTCCTGCGCAACAACTACGGCTATGTGACGCTGATGCCATTCAATGACGGCTTCAACACGGGGTGGATGGTGCTATGACCCTGCTTCGCGCTACGCGCTACGCAGGGCTGGCCCTGCTTCTGTGGATTGCCCCTGCTCTCGCACAGACGAACCTCGGGCAAATTCCGCCGGGTACCGTGGTCGGCAATCCGACCAGTGCGAACGCCTTTCCGTCCGCTGTCCCGCTCGCCAGCCTCGGCCTCGGCTTCAGCGTGATGGCATACGGTGCCGATCCAAGCGGATCGGCCGACAGCACATCAGCCTTCCAGCAAGCGATAGCCGCCGCCTCAGCCGCGGCGCCGGCCACGGTGACGATCCCGTGCGGCAATTATCGCCTGACGCCGGGGGTGCTGACGATCAACACCAACAACGTCTCTATCATGGGGCAGAGCCAGAACTGCGTGAACCTCAATCGATACGCTGATACGGGGGCGTTGATATCGTTCGGGAAGGCGACGGCCTATCTGTTCTCGACCACGGTGTCGGGGTTCACGATCAATGATATCGCCGCGCAGACCAACGTCACGGGCTATTCGACGTGTGCTAATTCGCCATACCAATTGGTGTTCGATGGGATGAATGGACTGCAGCTGTCGAATGTGAGGGTGAACTTTGGGTGTGGGGCCTTTGCGTTCAGAGCGGTCATCTTTAGCTGGGTGACGAATGTATCGGCGGCGACGGCTCCGGTTGCGATGGCGCCAAGTGAGAACAATCTGGGCATCATGATGTATGTGGGGGTGTCGCCGAAGGGAATGACAACCACGCCGGTGATTGCGCCGCAGTCGAGCAACATCTTCTTCGATGGCATCGATTTGGAGGCCGGGGCCAATCCGACGGTGGTCCCGGTCATTGTGGCCAAAGCTGCGGTCGGATTGAGGATCGATGGGTGTGATGGGTGCTGGAGCCGCAATGGGCATATTCAGGGCGCCGGGACGGCGAATATGCACTTGGCTCATAATGGGTGGATGGCCGGGACGATGATGTACGCCCCGATGTCGAACATCGAATTCACGGGCTGGATGTGGGACATTACGCCGGGGACGGGGATACTGTTCGACGGGGTGAAGCAAATTTCGAACAGCAAGTTCGCCGGCCGGGTGACGGCCGCAGCGCTCTATCCGAGCAACGCCTTCCACGGCATCACAATCTCTAGTAGCGGCTGCCTCAGCAACGCCGAATTTGCGGTTGCGGTCGACGGCTTCGGCGGCGGCGGCATCGTCTCGACGGCGCAGAACTGCGTCAACATCGCCATCAGGATACAGGGTGCGATTGTCAGCAATGGCTGGGCTGGCCATGCCCCCGGCATCAAGTTCACCGATGCCAATGGCCTGACGATCAGCGGCGGCACGATCGGCGGCGACGCGACATCCTCGATCGGCATTGCACCCAACATCTTTCTCGGCGGTGGCCCGGAGAACGTGCAGAACGCCACCATCGCCGGCGTCAATGCAGGCAACGCGCCGTCTTCGAGCTTCGGCATCGTGATCGCCGCCGGCGTCCAGAGCACGATGATTGCCGGCAACAATCTGGTGGGGCCGACGCCAATCTCGGATAGTTCGACGCTCGGCCAGACGTTCTATTCCGGCAATTACGGGCTGGTCGATTATCCCTGGGTGACCGTCAAAGGGTATGCGGAGATTATCAAGGACGATACCGACGGGCTTCACCCTCAGCAAATACAAATCCAGAGCGTGAGCAATACCAGCAATGTCTTCGACATTGGGCTTAATACGAGCAGCAACTTTGCATCGCTGGCCGCGGCCGGCTCCAGTGCATACTTCCCGATCTTTCTGAATAGGGGAGCCGCCGCGGCGGCGGGCGGTGTCGCGATCGGCAACCCGACGGGCGGCGACAAGGGCGCCGGCACCCTCAACGTCGCGACGAACATCTATCTCAACGGCGCGGCCTACACCAATCCCGACTACGTGCTTGAGCGCTACTTCACCGGCGCGATCAAACGATATGCGGACAATCCCGGCGCCGAGCACTATGGCGGCCTGATGCCGCTCGATGATGTCTACACATACATGCAGGCCCATCTGCGCCTGCCGGGGATTACGGACGAGACCGCCGGCGTGGTCGAACGCTTCGACCTGGTACTGGCGAAGATCGAAGAGCTGACGCTCTATACCATCCAGCTTCACGAACGGATCAAGGCGCTGGAGGGCAGCCGCAAGACGCGGAATGCCAAGCGCTAAATAGCTCGGACAAGCCGCCGAGACAGGCTTCGCCCACGTCAGGCGTTAAGCGACGCACACGAACAAGCCGTCGAAACAGGCTTCGCATCTCAGCGAAACGAGATACCTATCGAGGATGAACCATGCCTACCGAGCACATTCCGACCGAAGAGGAAATCATTGCCGGCGCCATTGCGGACACCGAAAGCGAAATCTTCGACGAGGCCATGAACCGAACCGAAGACGACAATAACGGTGATACCGCACTCGAAGAAATGGAGGACGTTCCCGGCGACATCGAGGAGGGCGACGAGCCCGCCGACGATCAAGTGGACGGCACCCAGGACGACGAGGAGGTGGATAACCCGGACGACGCTCCACCGGAAACAGACGAGGAAGAGCAGGCGCCAGACGATCGGCGTACCGTCCCTTCCAACCGTCTGCGTGAGGAGACCGAGCGCCGCCGGGCCGTCGAGCAGGAACGCGATAACTTCCGCGCCCAGCTCGCCGCCTATCATGCCCAGGTGGCGCATGCGGAGGCTCAACGCCAGGCCGCATTGCGACAGCAGAATACTCAACAGTCGGATGATGCATCGATCGATCTCTTGTTCTCGAAGCCTGCGGATTACATGGCCAGAGAGCGCGCCCAGATGCGCGCCGAACTGCGCTATGAAATGCGCAGCGATCACGTCAATGTCTCACTTGGCGAAGCGCACGAACAGCACGGCGCCGAGTTCGAAGCGGCATACAAGGCATTGACCGGCAGCAATCCCGCCGACCCGGTGGCGGTTGCCACCGTGCAGCGCGTCTGGAACAGCCCGAACCCGGGCAGGACCCTGATGCGATGGTGGGGTGAACAGCAAATCCTTCGAGAAACCCAGGGCGATCCCGCCGCCTATCGGCAGCGTGTCGCCAGAGATTTGATGTCGGACCCGGAGTTTCGTCGCGGCCTCTTGGATGAGATGCGCGGCGAGGCAACCCGGGGCGACCATGGCCGTCCTCGCACTCAAACGCGACTACCGAAAAGCCTTAATGGAGCAAGTGGAGGCGGGTCGACCCGCATGGGCGATCCCGAACTCTATAACAACTCCGACGCTTCGGTTTTCGCATTCGCGATGAAATAGGTCTGTTGCCGCTTCCAGGCCGTACCCTATGGGGTCACGGTCATGGCTGTCACTACCGTCCAATCAAACAACAAACTCATCGTATTCCGCAAAGAGATCACGCGCGAATACATTCGTCAGAACCTGTTCTCCCCCTATATCGGCTCCGAGTTGACGTCGATCATTCGCGTCATCAACGACCTCAAGAAGGGCGGCGAACAGATCAACATCCCGCTCATTGCTCGCCTCAAGAACCTGCCCATCGCAACCGGCACGCTGGTCGGCAATGAGGAGAACATCGACAATTACGGGGATCGCGCGTGGATCGATTGGGGGCGTAACGCCGTTCGTATTCCCCGTTCTGAAGAGCAGAAGTCGAGCATCGACCTGTTCGGTCAGGCTCGCCCGCTGCTGGAGGATTGGGGCAAGGAACTGCAGCGCGACGAGATTTGCGATGCGTATTTCGCGGTCCCGCTCGCATCCACTGCACCGGCCGGCCTCGGCTCGACCAACGGCCAGCGCGTCAATGGTGCGCTGTTCGACCAGGCAACCGCCGCCCAGCGCAACACCTGGGTGACGGACAATCAGGACCGCGTGCTGTTCGGCGGCGCGCAAGGCAACTACTCGACGACGTGGGCGACTGCAGCAGCGAACGTGTCCACGGCGATGACGTTGTCGGCGGCGTCGGCGATGAAGATGAAGCGGCTGGCGAAGAAGGCCAACCCGCGCATAAGGCCATACAAGCTCAAGAATGGCCGTGAATATTTCGTGATGTTCGTCGGCAGCAATTGCTTCCGCGACCTGCAGAACGACACGACCATTATCACCGCCAACACCCAGGCGCGTCCGCGCGAGGGCGACGGCCTCGACAGCAACCCGCTGTTCCAGGATGGCGATCTCATTTACGGAGGCGTCATCTTCCGGGAAATCCCGGAGCTGGATATCCGGCTGCCGACAACCTACACCACCGCGGGCGCCGGCGGCACGCAGATCGCTCCGGTGTTTCTGTGCGGGCAGTCGTCGATGGCGTGGTGCTGGGGCCGCATGCCCACGCCCACCTTCCTCAGAGAGGACGATTATCAGTTCTACCGGGGCGTGGGCATCATGATGGCGTACGGAATGAAGCGCATCGCGAAACTGAACCCTGCCGGCCAATACAAGGATTGGGGCACTTTCACCGGGTATTTCTCCTCAGTGGCCGACGCATAAGCCCCCAGCGCTCGTTCGGCTGCGAGGCCGGGCGGTCCGGCTTTGCTCTCAGACTTTGCTCTCGCAAATGTCTTGCAAATGCCGCACGCCGCCCGGCAACCCCATCCCCAGATACAAGGACAAACCCCATGAAACTCTTATCCCGTCTTGCCCCGGCCTTGCTTCGTGCAAGTGCCGGCGGCGTCGCTTCCGGCTTGTTTGCGCTCGGTCTCGCGGCGCTCGTCGCGCTGCCGGTGCTCACCATTCCGGCGCAGGCGCAGCGGTCACCCGCTCCGCGGTTGTTCCCGGATCAGACGTCCGCCTATATCCGCGCGACGGTGAACTCCAACAGTTGCGTCATGGTCTCGTTGACGTGCTCGGTGAAGCTCGGCGCGTTGCCGTACAACAGCTTCATCGTGCGCGCCTATCAGCAGGTTGTCACGACGTTCTCGGGTGGTGGCGTTACCGCCCTCACCCTTGCGCTTGGCACCTCGGTAGGCTCGGGCAACATCGTGGCGGCGCAGTCCGCGCTTACCGCAGGCAATGCCTCGGTGTTGACGGTGGTCGCCGGCGGCCTCGGAACTACGGTCACGGGCAATGGCATTGCCCAGACCGGCACGCTCGGCGGCTTCGATATCTTTGCGACGCTCGCTGCGACGACCGGCGCGCCGACTGCGGGCTCGGTCGTGGTCGTCCTGGAATACATCCAGCCAAATGACGGCTCTTGCACCGTGGTGCCCACCGGCGCAGTTGCGCCCGGCTGCTAGGTCCTCCCCAACGCAGTCGGCGTTTTGGCTGGGTTAAGCCATTTCCCCGGCCAAACTTGCGGCGCGGCTTTTCGCGTGGCTGCGCCGCCCTTTGCCTATTGAAAGGAAATCCCATGTCGACCACCAACAACGCAATCCTGACACTCGGCGCGCGCCAGGGCAGCGCGCCGATCACGGAGCCGGCATCCAGCGTTGCTGCGGCGCAGGCCGGCGCCACCCGGGTGAATGGTGCGATTTGTCGCGTCAAGCTCGCGGTCGCCACCGGTAGTTTTATCCTGCCATCGATCGGTTCCGGCGAGGCCATGACGGCGATGACGGTCGTCAACGACACCGCTGTCGCCATCAATGTCTATCCCGCGGTTGGCGAGAAAATGAACGGCAGCGCCAACACCGCGCTGTCAGTCGCATCCGGCGCATCCGGCGTGTTCTTTCCGGTGCTCAACTCCGTCCTCAATTACCCGACGACGCTAGATTGGCGTGCTGCGGTTGTTTCGTAGAACGAGGTATCCATGACCAAGGTAACCTATGTCCCGCAGGAACATGGCGCGCCGGCCGAGATCGTCTGGAATGGCGTGACATTTCCCGCCAATGTGGCGGTGGAACTCGACCCGGTGAAGCACAGCTACATGGTGCCCGAGGTCGAGAAATGGGTCGATCCGCAGACCCAGCGGATACTATCCAAGGCCATCGAGGTGCGCCGGTCGATGGTTGAGATCGCCAAGACCAATCCGACCTTCCTGGTCGAGGGCGAGCCCGTCATTCGCGATCGACAACCAACGCGCCGCGGCCGCCCGCGCATTCCGAAGACCTCCGAGGAATACCGCGCCCATTGCATCGCCTGGATCGAGACCAGCGAGGACCACGAGGACCTCGCGATGCGCTGGGAGGAGGAAGAGGAGATGCGCCAGCGGTGCCAGGTCGGCGACGACGATGTCAGCTATCTGCGGCCGATGTTCGATGCGAAGTTTCATGAGTTGAAGAAGCAGGCGGAATAACAAATGGCCGGCGGCGCATATCGCAGCGAAACCGATCTCGTCCTCGAGGCGCTCGGCACCCTGCAAATCCTCGAGGCCGGCCAGGTCGCCGACCTGGAGGACGTGGCCTATGTGCGCGAGAAGGTTGATGCGACGCTGCGCATGCTCGCGGCGCTGGAAATCTGCTACATCGCCGACTCAAACAACATTCCCGGCGAAATCTTCACGCCGGTGGCCGACATCCTCGCCAGCCTATGCGCGCAGAAGTTTTCGGTCACGCCCGACGATTTCACCCGCATCATGCAGATCGGCATCGGCATTCCCTACGGCAGCGGGGCAGGGGTGATGGCCATCAAGCAGATCATGCGCGGTCGGCCGACCTATGAACCGCTCAGGGTGTACTACCTCTGATGCGCGGGCCATCTCCCATCAATTTTCCGCTGGGATCGTTTCCCGGCTCGGTCACGCAGGAAAGTGCGGGGCGGCTCATCAATTGCTGCTCGGAGCCGCTCGGTCCCAATGGCCCATCGGCCGCCACCTATCATCGCCAGCCCGGCCTTTCGCAGTTCGCCGTCACGCCGCTCGCCGGCTATCGCGGCGGCCTCATCGTCAATAACAAGAGTCATGAAGTCTGGGCCGACCAGGCTACGACGGTCGATGCGTCCGGCGCCGTAAACCAGCAAGGCGTCATGCCCGGGAATAAGCACATATCGATTGCGCGCAACCAGAACGTCCCGCCGGACGTGGTTGCCGTCGATATCGATAACGGCGCCTGGATACTCGACACCGCGCAGATCGCGCCCGCCACCGCTCTGGCGACGATCGGCGGCACGAATTTCGTCGCCGGCGATCAGGTGTCGGTGACGTTTTCCAATCCGAGCTGCGTCGGCTTTCCGGTCACCATCACCTACACGTTGGGCGGGTCGGAAACCGCCGCCAGCGTCGCGCTCGCCATTGGCAACATGATCAATGCCGATCCGAAGCTCGCCGCCAACAATCTCGTCGCCGGTGCGGCCGGCGGCGTCATCGAATTCTCGCAACAAGGCAGCATCGGCAATGCGACGACGTTGACCTCGCTGGTGGTGCCGGTCGGCGCGGCAACTAATCTCGTCGCCTCGGTAACCGGTACCGGCAATGAGACGGTGACCCTCGCATTGGGGGCTGGCTTTATATCGGCGACCGTGGGCGGAACGGCATTCCATCCCGGCGATACGGTATCGCTCACCTTCAGCAATCCCAGCAATCCGGCATGGCCGGTCAAGGTCACCTACACCCTTCCGACGACGCCGGCGCAGAACGCCACCACGGTTGCGGCCGGCTTGGTTACCGCGATCTACGGCAATGCGCTGCTTGCCGCGGCGAGCGTCAGCGCCACCAGCACGGGCGCAGTCGTCAGCATCTTTCAGCCGGTCGGCGATGAGACGGTAACGTTCTCGACGACGTCGCTGACCGGCGGCGCCGGCGCGGTCGGCATCGCTTTCAGTGGCTCGCCTGCGCCTTATACTGGCGGCGGTAGCCTTCCGGTGCCGAATTCGGTGTGCTTCCAGGACGGTTACCTGTTCTTCACCGTCGCCGATGGCCGGATATTTGCCACCGGCATCAACTCGCTTTCGATGAATGCACTGACATTCATCACGGCGCAATCGCGCTCCGATGTGACATTGCTGCGCGGGATCGCATTTTCCGGCCTGTTGTTCCTGTTTACCACTGGTCACTGCGAGGTGTGGCAGGACGTGGCGAATGTCGCGCCGGCATTCCCGTATGCACGCCAGGTGGTGCTGCCATATGGCCTGCTGCAGGCTAATGCCATCGCCGGCCAGGAGACCGGGTTCGACAATCTGTCATGGGTGGCGCATGATTTCGGCGTGTGGAATTTGCCCTATGGCCAATTGAACCCGACCAAGATATCTCCGCCCGATCTCGATCGCCTGATTGAGGCGCAGCATCGCCAGGGCAACACGCTGGAAGCGTCCGTTTACATATTCGGCGGCAAGAAATTCTGGTCGCTTCAATCGCCGGCATGGACCTGGGAATTCAACCTCTCGACGCAGCAATGGAACGAGCGCTGGTCGCTCGATCTCATCAACGGCACGCAAAGCCGCTGGCGCGGCACCGGCGGCCATCCGGCATTCGGCAAATGGCTGCTGGGCGACATCTACAGTGGCACGCTGTGCTTCATCGACGACAAGAACTATACCGAACTTGGGTTCCCGATGCTGATGCGGCTCGAGAGCGCGCCGGAAACCGCATTTCCATTCAGGATCAGGATCGCCCGCGCCGATTTCAACTTTTACACCGGCGCAGGCATGGAGGTCAGCAACATCGTCATGACCGTGACAGGCGCCGCATCTGGCACAGGTGGCCAGATTGTTCTTGCGGTCGATGCCACTCAGCAGGTCAACCAGAACGATGTCGTCAATGTCGCCGGTGTCGGCGGCACCACGGAGGCGAATGGTTCATGGCTCGTCACCGTTATCGATGCGACGCATATACTGCTACAGGGCAGTGTTTTTGCTCACGCCTGGACGAGCGGGGGCCTCGCTACCGATGTCACTGCTCCGCCCAGTGTGCAGAACCCAACCGTCGCGATCTCATGGTCGAACGACGGTGGGTGGACATGGAAGAACCCATTGTTGCGGCAACTGGGCCGACAGGCGACGGGCAAGAACATCCGCGTATCCGTCAAGCGTCTCGGCATGACCGGCCCGATGGGGCGTCGCTGGCGGATTGATATGACCGACCCGGTGAACGCGCCGTTTCTGTCGGCTGCCGTGATCGACAACCCTGCCAATCCGTGACCCATGGCAACACCTCCAACACCGCTGCCGCCGCTTACCTCGCGCTGGGTTGATATCACGGATGGCTCGCCGTCCCAGATATTGCGGCAGTACATGCTGTCGCTCGACGCGGTGGTGCGGGCGCTGACCGGCGGCAATATCGGGCCGGTCGCGAGTGCCGTGGATGATGCGGCAGCAGCATCGGCCGGCGTTGCGGTCGGCGGCATCTACCAAAGCGGTGGAATGGTAAGAATACGAATAAAATAACAGGAATTTACCATGGCACTCTTCGATCAATTCGGCCCGGCACAATCTCCCAACGGCTTTGTGCAACCCAACCCGCAAACGCTCGGCGGCGCCGGCTACGGCTATCAGCCGGGGATGGGCGCCTTTGGCGGCTATCAGCCGCCGGGGCTCGCCGGCGGGCTCGCGCAGTTCCTGGCAAGTCGCGGCATTGCGGCGCCAAATCCCGGCGCCACCGGCACGGGCGTAGCGAGCCAGTTTCAGCAACCGAACGCACAGCCGACGTTCGGCTATCCGGGCCCGTCGATGTTCGGCGCTGGCGACAATGCCCAGCAGCCGAACATGCTCAAGCTCGGCCCTGCCGCGCCGTTGTCGGCGCCCAATCCGATGCAGCCGACCGGGCCGGTCGGATTGCCGATGGGTTCGGCCGGCTTCGGTGCATCCCAGGGTGCACCGCAAGGCATGGCGATGCCGCCCAATCTCGCAGGCGGGCTGCGGCCATACCTTCCCGGTGGGGGAGGCATGTAAATGGGCATCTTCGACATCTTCTCGGCGAAGCCCGGCCAGCAGGCGGCGCAAGACCAGATCAATGCCATCAATCGCGGTATCGGCGATCTCACAGGGCAGTACAATCTCGGCCGTCAAGCGCTCGAGACCAACTATGCCAAAGCGCTTGATCCCTGGACCAAGCAGTTTGCCTATGGCCAATCGGGCGAACAGGCGCTTGCCGATGCACTCGGCATGAATGGCCCGGCCGGCAATGCGCGGGCCACCGCGGCATTCCAGAACAACCCGGGATATCAGTTCCAGCTTCAGCAGGGTCTCGCCGCGGTGAACGCAAAAAATGCCGCAGGCGGCAATCTAGCCAGCGGCAATACGCTCATGGACCTCACCAGGTTCGGCCAGGGCCTGGCCGGCACCGGTTGGCAGAACTACGTCCAGAACCTGCAGCCGTTCGTCGGTGCGGCGAACACCGCAGCCGGCGGCATTGCCGGCGTCGATACCGGGCTCGGCAATGCGCTCAATCAATCCTACACCGGCGAGGGCAATGCCATGTACGGTGCGGATACTTCGATCGGCAAGGCGCAGGCCGGCGGCGATCTCGCGGCCTACAACGCCTCGGGCAACCTGTGGGGCGCAGGCCTCGGGATACTGGGGGATATCACAAGCATGATGGGCGGCGGTGGTGGCGGTGGTGGCAAGGGCGGTGGCGGTCTGTTTGGCTATTTCTCGCCCGGGTCACTTAGCGGCGGACTGAAGTGAGAAACGGCATGCCCAGCGCACGCGATTTCATGGTGGACCCGCAGACGACCCCGATAGGGCCGCCGGATCGGGCTTCTGAATTGTTCAAGATGATTTCGTCGCTGCCGGCGCAGTACCAGGCTGGCGCGGAAGGCGCATATAAGCGCGGGCAATGGGCGCGTGAGCAGGAGCTGCAAAAGCCGGTCTATGACGAGGCCGGCAATCTGGTCACCGATCCCAGCAAGCTCTACGAAGCGGCCGGGCGCATCGGCGGCCTGCAGGAGCAGTTGAAATTACTTCCCGACATGATCGGGATGCAATCGAATGCGGCCATCCTGCGCGGGCTTGCGGGCGGCGGTGGACAGCCGGCGGCCGGCATCGAGCCGCCGCAAGACCGGCCGTCTTTGATGCCTGCCGGCCAGCCCATCACCGTGCGGCGACTTTTGGAGCAGGTCGGCGCCGATCCCGAAACGCCCGAGGTTCAGGACGCGTTTGCCGGCATCGGCCTCGATCGGCCGCTCACGACTCAGGACCAGCAAAATGCCGTGCTCGGCAGGTTTGAGCGCCTGCGAAGCGATCCCAATCTTCAACAGGCCGGTATGTTTGGGCCGCCTGGCGCAATGGCGCAAGCGCCTCCCGGCGCGATGGCGCAGGCGCCGCAGGGCACGCAGGCACCGCAGCCACCAGCGACTTTTGGGCAGCGATTTGCACCCGCGGAAGAAAAGCCAATGTTTCCGCCGACGCCGCAGGGCACCGAGGCACAAGCCAAAGCGCTCGAGAAAGAAGGTCGCGATGCCCTGGCGCTCTCGGGCCTCTATCGCGCAACACCGGCCGCTGCTGAGGGCGCACGAAAATTCGCCGAGGAGCGTTTTGCGCGGGCGAAAGCCATCCGCGATGCATCGACCAAGGCCGCGGAAACCATCGATCCGCGGTTCCGTCAGGCGAAGGGTCTCGATACCGCCCAGGCAGACGAGCTGAAAGCCGGCAACGCCCTCAAGCAGGGCCTGCAGGGGCAGGCGCGCGATTTCCAGATGCAACTGGGACCGCACCTTGATGCCATGGAGGGCATCATCAACGATCCCAACGCGAGGTTCGGCCGCGGTGAGGCATTCACGACTGCGCTTAATCAAATCCGTGCCGCGCCATGGTTCAAGGGATTGCCCGGATACGACCCGTACGCGCCGCTGCCGAACGAGGCTATTCGCAAGGTCGTTGCGGCGAGCATCCTCAATCAGACGACCCAATTAAAGGCCGAGGCGAGCGAGATGGGTGGAAGTGCTGGCAAGTTATTCCAGCAACAGATTGAGCAGATGCAGAAAGCTGCACAAAACCCGGATAACTCAAAAGCGACGCTGCGCTATCTCACCGAGCTACAACGTCGCATGGGTCACCATTTAGAGGGGGTCAGCGAACTCATCGACAACTACAAAGGGAAATTTGGTGTTGGCGTGCTTGATAGCGGCTTCAATCGGGTATTGGCGAAATACAATACGGATAATCCAATCTTCACCTCGGAAGAAATTGCAAACGAAAAATTATTTGCTCCGCCGAAAGCTCCTGTCTTGCACAACAAAGCCGAGGCATTGGCCTGGGCCGAGCGAGAAGGGGTGAACCCCGGTGATCCAATCAAGATACCAGGCAGAAACAAGCCGGTGATATTTGATCCGAGTAAGCTTTAATGAGCTTCGGCGACCTCTATACCGTTCAACCAGGACAGGGCAACCCACCGGGGTTGCCGCCGGTCGATTTGCCGACTGTGCCACTGCGCCAGCCGCGCACCTCGCTTACTGTCACGCCCGCTCCAAAAGACAGTTCAGGTATTTGGGGAGGGCTCGAGGAATACAAAGCACCGGCACCGAGGGCTGAAGATGATGCAGGCATCTGGGGCGGGCTTTCCGAGCACACTCCGGAGGCCGCGGCTGCAGCGAAGGAAAAGGCTTATCGCGACATCGGCGCCGGCGAGGCGTTCGCCCGCACATTAGGCTCGGGCGCCACCTTCGGGTTCGAGCCTGCAATCGAGGGCGTCATCGCCGCCGGCCGCGAAGGTAATCCCGATCTCGTCAATCCAACGATCCGGCGGCTGCTTGCAGAGCATGGCCTCGAGCCGACCGATCCCATTGGCTCGCTCACCGCGCTGTTCCGCGGCCTTGGTAAGCTCGCAGTCGGCGATGAGGAGAGTAAGAAGGCCTATGGCAAAGCGCGCGAAGAGGCGGAAAGGGCATACGAGGAAGCCTACAAGCAGCAGCCAGCAGCTTCCTACGTTGGCGAATTTGCCGGTGGTCTGATGACGCCCTTGCCGGGGATGGGTGCGCCAGCTGCGCTTGGTGCTCGTCTCGCCAGGGGCGCCGCATATGGCGCCGCAGGCGGTGGCCTTTCCGGCGTTGGGCATGGCGTGAGTCAAGGTCTGGCACCGGAAGACGTTCTCAAGCAGGGGGCGGAGAGCGGCATGTGGGGCGGAGCCCTCGGCGGGCCGCTCGGAGCCGTACTGGGACCGCGCCTTCCAAGCAAACCGACTACACCAGGCGAACGTGCCGGACAAACCGCACGCGATCTTCTCGGGGCGCCATTACCTCGGGGTGTCGAGAGCGATAAGCCATTCGTTCAGGCGACCACGGCCAAGCTGCGGCAGTTTCCGTTGGCGGGCGAGCGGATTGGCGAGCGAGTGGCAAAAACCGCGGAGGCGGCTGGGGAGCATATCGGCGACATCGCCGGCGGAATGGCCTCGCGCGGTCGCGCTGCTGCAGATATTGTCATACGGCCCGGGCTGCAAAGCGCGATCGATGCCAACAAGGCGACCATCGATGCCGGCTATAACGCACTACATTCCAAGATCAATCCCACTCAGCGCCATGCGATGCCGCGCACCCAGAAAGTATTGCAAGATATTCGACAGGAGCGTGCCGGGGCAGGATGGGTCAACCCGAGCGAGGGATTAGAGCAGTTTGAGAACGTCTCGCGTGGCGCAACATTCAGGAATGCGCGTCGCGCGCGTGCCGATGCTCGCAATGCCGGCAGCAAGGGCGAGCCGCACAAGGGGTATGATAAGGGCGACTTCGATAATCTAAATAGCGCGATGACCGCCGACATGCGGGACATGGCGGCGAATTCGGCTCTGGGACAGCCGCAAAGCCAAACCGTTGTGAACATCAACGGCCAGCAGGTTCTCATTCGCCAAGGTCCCAGACTTCCGCCAACGGCTGCCGATCGCGCTGCCGCGGTGAAAGCCTTCGACGATGCCGATCGCCAGTTTGGGCCGCTGGCGGACATGAACAGAGACTTACAGAGGTGGATCAACGCGCCCGGCCAGGGCGGTCTCGAAACCCTGCTCGGCGCGGCCATGGAAAAAGGCGGCAACGTGCCGCTGCTGGCGCAACTACGGAGAACCATGCCACCAGCTGCGTTTCAGCAAATCGGCGGCACACTGCTCGCCGAAGCCGGACGCACCAGCAAGGGGGATTTCAGTCTCGCGCAGTTCGCCAACAACTGGGGCAAGATTTCGGATCACGCCAAGCGTGTTCTATTTGATCCTAAGCATCTGCGCGATATTAACGAAATTACCGGCATGGCCAAGCATATCGGCGGTGCACTGAAGGAGAGCACGACATCGCACAGCGCTGGCCTGCTAGTGCTGCTCGATGTTGCCAAGGATATGATCGAACTGGCCGTCAAGGCCACTGAAAAGGGCGGCCTGGGCGCGGCCGCATTAACGGCCACCGGTGTTGCGCCGGCTCTTTATTTGACGACCCGTTGGCTCGGCAATCCGGCGGTCGCATCGTCGGCGGCGCGGTGGAACCAAGCTCGTATCGGCTACCTCAACCATCCGACGCCTGGGCGTCTCGCGATATTCAACGTCGCAAGCCGTAATCTCAGTCGGAACACGGGAGTTCCAGCGCAGCGCCTCCTTGAGCGCCTCACGGCTCCAGCGGGGAGCCGTGCCGAGGACGATCAGCCAGAAGGTCAGCGCTCCGTGCCACGATAGGTTGATAACCGCAAAGCTCCATAGCCACAACAGCTGGGAACTACTCAAAATGCTCCGCACCATCGTGGCAGCACTCGCCTTGCTATGGTCGCCCTTGGCTGGCGCACAGGGCGTCATTCCGCTCGCGCTCGCCCAGCAGCAGGACGTGAACGGCCGCCCGATGGCGGGCGCCTTACTATACATCTACCAGGTCGGCACGGTAGCGGTACCACAGAATTCTTTCCAGGATTTTGGTTTAACGATGGTTAATCCGTGGCCGCTTGTTGCCGACGGCACCGGCCGCATTCCGATGTTCTATCTGGCCAATGGTGCAGTGCACGTTCGCCTGACCGACTCAATGGGCGTCGTCCAGTTCGACTATCCGACCATGGAGGTGCTTGGGGCACCTCCGACCACGACCGGTGGTGGCGGCACCATCGACCCGACCACGATCGCCGCGGTCGGCGACATCAAATTCCGCATCACCGGGTTGACCGAAAGCATTGCCGGCTGGGTGCGCGCCAATGGCCAGACCATCGGCAGCGCATTGTCCGGCGCCACCGGTCGCGCCAATGCCGATACCCAGCCATTGTATGTCTACCTCTGGAACAACTGCCCAAATCCGCATTGCGCCGTCAGCACCGGCCGCGGCGCATCGGCGGCGGCGGATTTCAGCGCTAACAAGACAATCGTGCTGCCGGACCTGCGTGGCCGTGTTCTTACCGGCCTCGATGACATGGGCGCCGCGG